AGCATCTCTCTCGATCTGGAATAGAAGTCCTTTGAACTTCTCAACTGACCAACGACCATTACTGTCGATGTCTAAGTCGAATGTTCCAGCAGTTGCAACGTTCTGTGCAGCACCCTGTTCAGCAGTCTTGTAGATAGTTCTAATAACTTCTCTGTTGATTTCCGCAAGGATCTCAGTAGAAAGGATATTAGCAAGTTCTGCTTCAGCATTTAAGCCGTGGATTGCCTTAAGGTCTTGAGCAAGCTCTAGTGAGTACTCAGCCTTTAACGCACGAGATTTCGCAGTAACTGTTACTTTCTCGATGCTGAATGCCATCTGGTTGAAGGCATCGTTGCCTGTACCATCAAGTCCTTCAGCAGAATCAGTACGTAGACCCTGACCTGTGTTATATGCCTTCTGTGTAGCAGTAGTTGATGGATTCAACGCACCTGGATTTGAACCAGCTTGTGCTGTTGTACCCATACCAACGGCAGCATTGGTGAAGCCGTTTGCATCGTCAAGTCCCTTAGGCTGACCTGAGAATGCTGTATCTACTTCGTCGTAGAATGTCTCAGCACCATCGTTAGATGTGTAGCGAGATCTCATTGCGAAGATAAGTCCAGTAGGACCACTCATTGGTTGAACACCAGCAAGGTCATAAGCGACCAAGTTAGGCATTGAACGACGAATAAGTGAAATCAATACAGGGTCGAAACCTTGCATTGCACCTGTAGTAGCACCACCAAGACCTGGATTAGCACCAGATGTTGTGTTGTTGGTTGGTACTGCTTCTGTTAAGAATGAGCCAGACTCATTAAATGCTGACTGTTCTCTTTGAAATTTTTCTTGGTTTTCGAGCAGGACGGCCGTAACCGCTTTTCTATGGGGATCCTTAATTTCTGCTGAACCCTCATGGTTCAATAGTGGAGCCCACTTTTCCTGCAACTGTTCTGATTGGAACATTTGCTTTATTTGTAAAAGTTAAAGTTTGTTTGATTATGTTAAAATCAATTATTTGTTAAGATTAGAAAGTGTTTTTAAATAATGAGCCATTGTACCAGATGCTACTGCTTCTGATGAATCAACTCCTTCTGATAAACTCTCTGACTTAACTGCTGGAGTTGCTTTTGTAGGGAAATAAGATTCCTTTAATGTCTCCAACTTGTCACGATATTGTGCTTCACTATCAAACTCTACACTTTCAGCAAGTGAAGCGAGCTTCTCTTTCTGTGTGGCTGCAAGGCCATCAGAAACAGATTCAAGAATACTATCGGCAACAGACTCAGCAAGTCTCTTGTTTAATCCAACGTTCTTCTCAATTTGCTCATTGAGCTTGGTCTCCATGTCATCTAGTTTTTCTACCATACTCTGTAGTACATCATATTTTTCTTCAGGGATTGATACATAATGTTCTTCAAAAAGACTCTTAAGACCAGTCATAAAGGACTCAGTAAGTTCCTCCTTAAGACCGCCTTCTACTGCGAGTTGATTCTCAGTGAACCACTCTTCAGCTACATATTCTAGGTAGGAATCAACACGCTCGTTAAGAGCACCTTTGATTTCTTCGACTTCCTCGACGAGTTTAGTCTCGTAACCAGCCTCAAGAGATTCCTTGATTTGTGTTACTTTGCCTTTAATGGCTGCTTCAAGAATTGTTTTTGCTTTGTTCTTGAAATCTTCGGAAAGTTCTTCACCTTCTACAAGAGCAGTAACATCTTCTTCGATGTCAATCTCTGTGTAATCAGGTGCTTCAGCAACAACTTCCTCTTCAGTAGTCTCTTCTTCAGATACCACTTCTTCAGTAGTTGCTTCTTCTTCTGCTACTACTTCGTTTGTAGTAGTTTCTTCTTCCTCAATAACTTCCTCGGAAGTTTCAACTTCTTCTGCTTTAACAGCTTTCTTGTTAACTACGTCCCTAACTTGCTTTAACGTACCAGCAGCGTCTTTAAGTTTTGCTGAATTGTCGTCAGGTTTGTAGTTTTCAGGTGTTGGACCGCCAAGGTCTTCCACTGTAGGGGCTG